GTTACTGGAAGAACCAACAGACTCATCACCAGTGAATTGGAGTTGAGTGATGAGGTATTCGTGGGGATTTTGTGCCATTCTTCTGCGCTCGTCAGTGTCAAGGAAGACATAGTCGACGTAGAGGGAAGCAGCAACCAAAGATTGATTGTAGGCAATGGTGGCAGGGACGGGGCGACCAGTGGTGTATTGGGTAGCAGTAGTGAAAGGAGGACCACTTGAGCAGTTCAAGGTGGTGACAGCCCACAAGCACTCATCAATAGGGCGGATATCAAGGTTAATCTTGACTTCGTGGTATTGAAGAGCAATCAGAGGCAGAGCAAGACCAGGGTTGGTGCAGAACCAGAACTGGAGAGGAATGTACAGGGTGGTCTCGGGGAGGGCGTTACGGGGAGCGCACACTTGGCGAGGGGCGGAAGAGTCGCAAGGACCATCCACGTCGGCGAAGGAGGGATCGGTGATGAAGGTGAGTTGGGTGGTGTTGCCGATCATCTTGTTGTAGCCACGGGCCTGTTCGGCGGTGGTGGTCAATTGGTTCCAGATGTGCATCCAGTCGCCGTACTGGCGGTCAATTCTCTGACCACCGATTTCAACCTCCACTTGAGCGATGATTTGCTCGCCGGGGCAGTCCAACCAACGGGCATAGACGCCGGTGGCAGCGGAAGAGTTGTAAGAAGTCATTCCCATCATCTGGTTAATCTCGGGAAGAGTTACCTGCAGGTAGGTGCGGTAAGCAAGATCGCCGTTTCGGCTGATGGTGCATTGCACACGACGGCCGAAATCGGCTTGTCCGTTAAACGTTTGCTCAATTGACTCAATGGCAAAGTTGGTATAACGTCTGTAGGTCACCTTCCAAAAGGTAATCTGAGGATTTCCAGTAAGATACACGTCTTGTGCGCCATAAGCTACTAATTGCATTAAACCGCCTCCCATATTATACATTCCCTAAAGAAAATAATTTTACGGATTTTAATTTAATTAATTAACGACGGAGGATTCATGCGCTTACATTATCAAAACATGGAATTGGATATGTCCGCGTTGTCTTTCACGAATGTAGATAAATAAGAGTCTGAAAACATTTCCGTTTTACCTTCATGTTTTTTGGTGAAAACGTACGAATCCTTGTTTTTTTTCACGCTCCATCCCTTTTCAAGCGCGTTGTGGATGAACGCAAGTTTGGTCACAAACGCCCGCGACACGTGTTCAAAATCTGGCACGTGTATTATGTTCTTGCCATTTTTCTCGCATGTATTGTCAAAATCGTTCATTATTAGGTGATAATATAAATTAAATACAATTTGAACAATATACAATTTGAACAATATACAATTTGAACAATATACAATTTGAACAATATGTAATTAAATAGTATGTGTATATAATATCAAGTATGTCAAATTTCAAGCATCAGACCTCTGATAAAAAAATGAAGATGGGTAGAAAGGGCGCGGCGACGCTTGATGGGAAACATCGTGAATTCGTGAATGAGTTCAACAAGGATGAAATAGATAAAATTCCTAAATTAAAGTTGGAGCGCAAAAATTTGAGAGAACTTGTTGAAATGAAGGGGGAATCTATTACGATAGAAGAAAGGTTAGACGTGGAAGATAAAATAAAAGAAATAACGAGTTTGATTAATAGATTGAAGACGAAAAAGAAGGATTATTTCTTGGAAAATTCCAAATACATTTTTGAATATTTTGAGAACAAAAAGGGGATATCCAACTCTTCCTTGCCCCAACCTAATACGGTGAATTCCAAAACCAAGTTGATGAATAATTTTTTCAAGATTAAACCATCAGAGGAAGAACAAAATGACAGTGTTACTAAAAACATTGTGCACAAATATTTGTACAATGTGGATAAATCTTTCGTGTGCGCGAATTCCTGCCCTGTTACCAGCGATTTGTGCAAACATTGCGGGACAGGTGAAATGATTCCCATCGAGGACGACGGCGCATTAATTTGCAACGTATGTTTCAAAAACGCTCCCTATTTGATTGAGAATGAAAAACCGTCGTACAAGGAACCACCCAAAGAGGTGTGCTATTATGCTTACAAAAAGATAAACCATTTCAAGGAAATATTGTCGCAGTATCAGGGCAAGGAGACCACCCAAATCCCGCCGGAGGTGATTGAAAACATCAAAAACCAGATAAAGAAGGAGAGGATACAGATGGATGAGCTGACATACACCAAGTCAAAAGAAATACTGAAAAAGTTGGGTTACAATAAATACTATGAGCATATACAGTTTATTAAAAACAAGCTAGGGGTGACGCCACCTACATTCACGCCGGAGTTGGAGGACACCATGTGCAATTTGTTCAACGAGTTGTTGGCACCTTATTCAAAATATTGCCCGAACGACCGAGTTAATTTTTTGAATTACTATTATGTTTTGTACAAGTTGTGCGAGTCTTTAGGCGAACAAAAGTTCCAAAAGGATATCCCGATGCTCAAAGACAGGGAAAAAATCATTGAGCAAGACGCTATTTGGAAACTGATGTGTAGCGAACTGAACTGGAAATTCATTCAAACAGTTTAGCAAAGGGTATAGATACTACCTATACCCTTGGTGGAAAGCAAGAAACGACCTTTCTTACCGAAATAGGGCTTTATAGGGTATTGGGTCGTTCAAGGAAACCGATAGCGAACGCATTTCAAAAATGGATGGTGACCGTTTTGAAAGAGATTCGGCTAAATGGGGTGTATAAATTACGTCAAGACCGAGAAACGGACAACAGTTGTATCAATACAAATGCGATGTCGCGACGCACAAAACATTATTGAAGGCGTACGACAAAAAAAAGAAGATACACCCGAATAAATAAATCACAATTGACACAAACAACGACTTAAACACAATACGACGTATGTAAATATACATTACGATGCGACGCGAGGGCACTACAGACACCACTCGTTTAGAATATATTTGGATGGATTTTTGCAATGAATTGCGTTCTAAGGTTAAAATAATGCAACCGTATGAAAGAGACATTTACAAGAACGGTACGTTTAGGTGTGATGGTCAAGACGTCAATGTCCCTGCATGGAATTTTGACGGCTCTTCTACAGGTCAGTCAAGTTCCTCTTTGAGCGACGTGGTGCTGAATCCAGTGCGCATATACAAAAACCCGTTTTTTTCAGACATCACAAACGCAAACACAAACATAAACGCATACATGGTGCTTTGCGAGTGTTACAATGGCATTACAGGTGCCCCATTAGAAAGCAACACGAGAGCAAAATGTGCCGACACTTGCGCAAAGTACGAGGACCAAGGGTGTATATTCGGCATTGAACAGGAGTATGTTTTATTTTCCACAGACCACAGCCAAAAGGGCACCCCTTATGGGTGGTTGTCAAGGGACGACCCTGGTTGTGGTGCACAGGGTCCATACTATTGTTCAGTGGGAGGGGATAGAAGTTTTGGCCGAGCTGTTTCGGAGCGACATTTGGCTCTTTGTTTGCGAGCGGGTGTGCAGATATGTGGGACGAACGCGGAGGTGATGGCTTCGCAGTGGGAGTTCCAGATAGGCGCAAATAATCCGCTGAGGGTGTGCGATGATTTGGTGATTGCTAGGTACATATTGCACCGAGTTACGGAAGAGCATGGATGTAGTGCGTCTTTGCACCCGAAACCGTATAAGGGTGATTGGAATGGGTCGGGTGCTCACACGAATTTCTCTACGAGGACGATGAGGGACGAGGGTGGGATTGTGTTCATAGTGGATGCGTGCGAAAAGATGCGTTCAAAACACGACGAGCATATAGCTGTTTATGGTTTTCACAATGAGTTGAGGCTGACGGGTAGGCATGAAACGAGTTCTTTGGCGAAGTATAGTTGGGGAGAGGGAAATAGGGGGTGTTCGGTGAGGATTCCGTTGCAGGTGGTTCAAAACAAGAGGGGGTATTTGGAGGATAGGAGACCTGCGAGCAACTGTGACCCTTATGCGGTGACGAGGATGATTATGGAGACTTGTTGCTCTTAAATGGTTACAATAAATGGTTACGATAAATGGTATAAACGAGAGTATATAACTATATAAATATATATAACTATATAGCATGTGGCAACCGGCAGACAATGTATTGCGAGGAAAAGTATTGCGAGGAAAAGTATTTCAAAAAAAAGTATTAATAATTCAAACATCGCCACCGCATACGGGGAGCACGTTGTTGGTAAATTTATTGCACGGATTATTTGAAGGTACCAAGG